ACTCGGAATCGGCAGGCCAATACTCTTGACAGTGCTTGCAGAACTTTTCTTTGCCCAATTCGGTTTCGATGAAAGTTGGGTTATTGTTTTTCATACCACACCGCCTTGCGCTTCATTCACACTCATAAAGCGACAAATGTCTAAACGGTCCATAACTCGAACTACGCCTCGTTTGCCATGTCGATTTTTAGCAACGATGATTTCTGTAATGCCGCTAGGTAACTCATCTTCTGAGTTAAGAATTGGATGAGCTAAAATGATTTGATCAGCATCTTGTTCGATCTGACCTGATTCTTTGAGATCAGAAGCTTTAGGGCGTTTGCCTTTCTCTGATTCACGGTTTAATTGAGCCAATGCAATCACTGGGCAATTGAACTCTTTCGCTAGTGCTTTTAAATCACGGCTAATTGAGCTGACTTCTTGATAGCGATCTTTCTTGCTTGGGTCGCGTACTAACTGCAAGTAGTCGACAACAATGCAGCCCAGACGCTTATATTTGCGTTTAGCTTTACGTGCGTATGAGTGAATCTCAGCAATTGTTGGCTTTTGCTTGTCTTCAATGTGAATTGGCAATCGCTTGAATTGATCATTAGCGCGAGCAAAGTCTTGAAGCATTCCGTCGTATAGCTCGGCGTTGTGAATGTTGTCGTATGGAATATCGGTCAATGCTGAGATACATCGATTTGTCAGTGTTTCAACGTCCATTTCTGCCGAGATGAACAAAACGGCTTCTTCATGCCTGAATGCGGTTTGCAAAGCCAGCATTTGAGCGAGTGTAGACTTGCCCGACCCCGGACGACCTCCAATCACGCAAAAATGACCCTTTTGAATCGTGCCGATCAAGCCATCGAGATGTTTCAGATTGAACTGCACACCCGTGAATGTTTTCTTTGCTCTTGCTTCAGCTTTCTCAATCAATCGTGTGCTTGCACGATCCAGTGCTTCTTCAAAAGTGAAACTTGATTTTTCAACCTTGTCTGACGCTGTAGATCCATCAAGAAGATTTTCGGCAGCAATGTGAACATCAGGGATTGTTAAGTCTTGCGCGATCTGAGCAATGCTCTCTCCAATTTTTTGCACTTCTCGATGCGATTTAAATTTGTTGAGTTCAGCAGCATAGGTACTCAGGTTGTAAAAACTTGATGGCGAATCTTGTAGCAATCTCACAAGATATTCTTCACCGCCAATCAGATGCAGTACATTTTCCTGTTTGAGTTTTTGCTCAACCATTACCGCATCGTACGGCTTACACTCTGTAGCAAGTTGCGATACTGCTTTGAATATTTGTTTGTGTCGTTCAGAGAAGAAACAATCTGCATCAAGATCACCGCTCACGACTTCAAATGAGTTCTCAACTGTTATCAGTGCAGCAAGTACACATTGCTCCATGTTGATATTGTGAATATTGCTCATTACCAATCCCCCTTGTCTGCTTGTAGCTGAGAGAGATCAGGGACGATCACTTGTGTTGCCTGTTGACGAATCTTTGCTTCGAGTTTCGTGTCGCGTTTAATCCATTTCACGAAGTTGGAATACATCTGGTTGTCTGAGATAACACCAGTGATGATTTTGTTTTCGTAGTGAGGATTGATTTCAAGCAGCAATTCGTCAACTTGCGCTTGGCTGATTTTTGGTAAACCAGAACGTTGTAACCAAGAATTGAGTTGATGAAGATTAGGTGTCCAGATCTTTAGAATTTCATCGACTGGATTTTCTGCTTGCTCCGGCTGTGCGCTCTCTTTTAAAGTTTCTTTTTTAGTTTCTTTTACAGAGTGACATTTGATGTTACTAGTTCTAGTATCATTTGATGCTACTAGTGTAGGTACATTAGATGTAACTACTTTTAATGTACTAGTATCATTTGATGTTACCTGTTCAACTGTAAAACGATCATCAAAAGTAACTTCATATGAGGTCGCTTTGCCCAAAGTTTTTGTGATTTTAACAAGGTTGTATTTTGCTAAATCTGCCATGGCTTTACGGACAGTTCGCTTGTCTTTGAAGCCCGCCAATTTAAGAATTAGTGATTCACCCATGGCCTTGTTTTCTTCATGAAAGCCTTTGATGTGTCTGTTCAGTAAAACCAGACACTTAATTGCTTCACCACTCAGAACTGCCAAATAACCTTCGTCACAAACAAAATTAGGCAATGGTGTGTAACCATCTTCTTTTTTGGACATGGCTTTTTGCTCATACCTTTTCGCTGTGCTTGGATGAATATCCACATTATCCGAAGACACAAGTTTCAATGCGCTCATACTTTCACCCCAGTCATAAACACACCAATTCGCTCACCTTCCCGCTTTAAATCGTCAAGCATGTCATCAAGACCAAATATATTTATGCGCTCAATTAGGTGTCTAACTGTTGCTGAATCCATGGTTATTAGGCTTGAGTGAACACCCTTACCTGCCAAGGCTTCTGCAATTTCTTCCAGTTCTTTGTCATTGGCGTTAAATATAAAATTGACGACATCATCAACATAAATATCGACATCCACTTCAACTTCAACAGTGACATCTACGGTTTTCTCAACTGAAATTGATGTCATCACCCACCCCACGCAAAGTTAGCCAACTCCGCTTTCGCTTTAGCCACTGCAACTGAGTTTTCGAGTGTTTTGGTGAGCGTGTAAGCTTCAACTGCTTTTTGAAACAAACTAATCTTCCGATTTAGTTCAATGTCTGCTAATATTTGATAGTTCATTTGATTTATCTCACTGAACATAAAGCCTGATGTACAAGATCAGGCTTTTTCTTTGTCTGAATCCCCGCAAATCCCTTCCGATCCCTCTGAAATACAAACCTCAGTAGAGATATCCCGCACCAAAGCCTTTAATCCCAAGCGCTCAAAAGATTTTGCTTGTAAATTAAGTACATGCCACTCACCCACGATTTCTTTTTCAAGAAGAAAAGCAAGGTACTGAGCAAGGTCTTTACCCTTAATTTCAGCAAGTGTTTTTGCTCGTTCATGGATTTCAGGAGACAAACGAACATGCGTAGATTTTTTTTCGAGACTCATTTGAGTTTCCTTAGGCTGATAGACATTGGTTTCTTAAATAATTGAAATCAGCGCCTGGACACAAAAGATCACAGGACACGCGCCCTTCACTAGCCTTATCAATTCGAATTGCAAGCTCTGCGCTGCATTTCTTGTTGACATAGATGATTTGCTGAAGGTTTCCAAGCGTGGTTAAACATGCTTTAGCAAAGTTCTTGCGATCTTCAATAGACATGCCTTGCAAGTAGTTTTTAAGTTGCTCGGTGCTTGAAGAAGACATGCTAATCTCCTTTTAGTTAAATATTTAGTAAATACTAATTTTAAATACTAATTATGTCAATAAGGATTTAGCAAACGTGAATTTACTTTTTACTAAAAAATAGCTGAAATACTAATTATGGATATCGTTTCTTTAAGACGCATAAATTTGCGCGCAGCGATAGATGCTGCTATAGCCTCTGGTAGGTTTTCAAGTGATGCAGATTTTGCAAATCACTATGATATTAATCCAAGTCAAATTTCCCAACTTGTAAAAGGTCATGGGAGTTTTGGTGAGAAAGCCGCAAGAAATTTAGAGAAGAAGATAGGCTGGGAAGCGGGATTATTGGACGCAGCACCTGGTGTTGATGATCAGATCCAAAACTTTTTAACTAATACAGCGTCAGCAATTACTACAGATGAATTAACCCAAGAAGAGCGCGACAGTAAAATCTGGATTGATATGTACAACGTTAGATTTTGTAGCGGCATGGGCGAGTCTATTGAATTTCACTTTGATGAAATAAAAAAACAACTGTCTTTTGAGTCATCCTTCTTTGAAAAGAGAAACATAAAACCAAAAAACTTTAAACTCATTATTAATAAAGGCGATAGCAACGAGGAGTATTTGTTTGATGGTGATGCAGTTGGCATTGATACATCAGATACAGATATTCAAGATGGAGAAACATACGCCTTATATTTTGAGGGTGAAGCGCTTATTCGCCAAATATTTAAACAGCAAGGTGGTGTTTTAAAACTTCATCCTAGAAATCCTAAATATGATGATAAGTTGTTTGATACCAATGCGGAGAACTCGGACATAGGGTTGAAGATAATTGGTCGAGTGCGTTATAGATCTGGTTAATTTAAAAAAACAAATAATTACCCGCTCATCAAGGCGGGTTTTTTATTAACTAAAATAAATATTTAGCAAAAGACAAATAATTTACTAATTTTATTTAGTGTTTACTATTGACATATCATTTAGTAAATACTAAATTAAACCTCATCAAGACAACAAAAAGCTCCGAACACTTGCAGGCGGACGGAGCTTTACTCAACGAGTGAGATAAGTATGAACATAAAAGCAAATGTAGTCAAATCCATGGGATTCGTAGGAGTAGTTAGTGCTCTAACTGCT